CTTTCCCTCTCATCTTTTCTGATTCTATCTTCAATTCTTTTTGATACTTCATATTGTTGGGTTAAAAAATCATAAGCTTCTTCTCTACCTAACTCATAGGCTTCTTGTAGTTTGGAGTGGAGCAATTCTTTATAATATTCTTCAAATACATTTCTATCACTTTGTTTTTCATTTTCAGGTAGTAGGTTATAAGAGGTTGATATTTGTCTTTCCCATCTCTCAAACAATGATTTTGGAAAAGATACTTTATTTTCTTGTATTTCACATTTAGAGTGTAGATATTCTTGCCACTTAGACCACACATCGTGAATAATACTTGCAAACTCCTCATCTATTTTATTTAGTTGTTCTTTGTTCATATTTATTATTTATCAAATTTTTCTTTCCAAACTTTTTTAACTTCCTTATATATTTCTAAGTGTCTTTCTTGCCTTTTGATTGCTTCATTTAGATGTTCCATAGAGTCAATGTTTGAACCAAATATTTTTACATAATCTTCATAAACTTCTATTGCTGGTGTACATTCTATTTTCCAGCATAATCTCCATTCTTCTTTTTTAATTACTTGTTTCATATTTTAATTTTTATAGATTACTAACATAGACGGGAAAGGGGCGAAACAGCATCGAATACCGAAACAACCTGCACCCGACCAAAGTAAGTTTTAGGTTGCCACACTAATACATCAGACAAAATAAACTTTTCTTGTGCCTTTTTGTATGTTCCTGTTGGGTTTGCAGGGATAAACCAGTGCTGAAAAATAATCCTTTTACTTGCTACTCTTGAAAGTTCTGCCAATAAATCGTGATTCCATTGGAAATTACCGTTGTAAGGTGGGTCGCAAATTACGGTTTCAAATTCGTTATCCTTTACAAAGTCTTGCATTTTTGAAGCATCGCAAATTATATCAGGATTATTTTCAGCATCAGCATCCAATCTCACATCTCCAAGTAATGATTTACCACAGCAAACGTGCAATGTTCTACCAATAAACAATCCCTGCAAAACATCTTCAATACTGTCATTCCAAAGTTTCTTTTGCACTCTATAAATGTGGCTCGTTCCTGCCAACGGCACATTACCTTTTGTCTTGTTAATTGCAGGTTGATTTTTGTAAGTTACACTTCCCATATATTTGATTTTAATTTTTATAGATTACTAACATAGACGGGAAAGGGGCGGAGTTTTTGCTGTCTCCAAACTTTAGCCGTCCTCTGATAAAACGGATCTCTGCTTTGTGATAAATATAATCGTGAAAGTAAGAGGTATCCGTACGAGCTGGTACTAAGAGTACTACTACCCCCCCCCTCGCTTCGCTAGCCTTTTTTACCCAGTCTCTTAACACTCGTCCGTAAGGTGGATTACAAAATACTATTTCGTTATCCCAGTTTTTACTTAGCCCATCGTCTTCTTTAGTAAAATACTTTTCGCATTTGTGATTTTCCTCATTAGCACAAGGATCTAGAGTAAAGTTAAACTCACTATCTAACTTATTATAAAAGTCGATAGGAGTAGCCCATAGATCCGTATTACTAGTAAATAGTCCTTTGTTTATCATATTAGTTAAGCTCTTCTCTTAAGTCTCTAGTAGCTGAAAACTTTACAAGGTTACGAGCTGGTATTTTACCTAAGTTATTGATCTTAGCTTTATGCTCGACCACTTTAAAAGTGCCTAGATCTCTAACTATAGCTCTTCCATTATTTTTTAAGTCCTCTCTTATCTCTGCGATAAATTGCTTTTTAGCTTTGTGATATTCTTTTTTAGTCATAGTATGATTTATATTTGCCGTATTTATTATTAAGTTTTTCTCTAAGTGCGATATAGTCTACGGCTTTACTATATACTCTTAGCTCTTCGTCTGTCGCTCTGTTTAGAGCTATCCATACGTTTATCTCCTTTACTAAGTCCCCTCCGTCCTGATATATACCTACGGAGTGGTGGTACTCGCATAAAGGTATGATCGCCCACGCTTCGTCTATCTGCCTACCGGCATAAATTAGGCTATGCTCTCGGGTTATCCTCCCGTCGCACCCTCCGTCTTTATACCTGCTACATACGGAGTAAAACTTATCTCCGTCTATTAACTTTCTAACCCTCTGACTGATTACCCGCATTATGTAAGTTACTGCTGATAAAGGCTTCGCTCTTTTTAGTCGATAGGCTCGACTGGATAAACATTATAAGAGTTTTAGTGGTATCCATTACGTTTTCCCATTGCTTATAAACTGCCTCCTTTAAGATTACCTCTTCTAGCTCTAGCTCTAGATCTTTATTAGCGAGACTTTTAGCTTCTGTTACCTTGTACTTTTCGTCTCCGTCTAAGTAGGAGAGCTGTAAGTTAGATACTACCTGCTTATACATATTCTCGCTTATTTCGTGATCTGCTCGAGCCATAGCGTGAGTATTTCCAAAAGATACATAGAGGGCTGATAACTCCCCGCCGTACCGCTGTAGTAGGGCGGGAGGCATTACGTCGAGGTGTGTTTTATATATATGATTAGCTATCTCTCGAAGTCTTTTAACTCCTGTATGCTTTTCGTATATATTTATCTCCTCGAGCTGTTTTTTTAATTTGTCGTATTTTGTTTTATACATAGATTTAAAAGGGTATGTCATTTGGATCTATACCCTGTCCGTAGTCTAGAGCTTCGGCTAGGGCTTTGTCGTCCTCTTCTTTTTTAAGTCTACGAGCTTCCGCTTTCTGATCCTTTTCGGCTTGCTCTTCCGGTGTAAGTTTTTTAGCCTCGTACCTTTTGAAGTCTGCGGGGATATTAAAGCTTACGCCCTCCTGTAGCTGTATCGACCCGAAGCCTTTAGTCTCCGAATACCAGCTAGCCCCGATATACTGCTTATCTCCATTCTCGTAAACTATTACGAGCTTGTGAGTAGGCGATCTATCATTTTTACGATATTTCTCGTCCTCTTTTATAAAGTTTATATATTTTATATTTTCCATAGATTAGTAAAAGATTTTAATAATGTTTTTCGTCTACTTTTAGACGTTTCCGGTAGAGCTTCTATGTTAGTCTTACTGTGATCTCTTAGTAACATAGTTATAACGTCGTCTACTCTCTCGAAGTTATTAGCGTACTTTAAGTCGAAGAGTTCGGCTTTATTTTCCGGCGAAAGACGTAACTTTACTGTTACCCATTCTGTAGCTTTTGTCATAGTTATATTTCTACGTGATTAGCGTTATCTAGCTCCATATCGTCGTCATCTTCTCCCTCGATTTCTATATCCTCTCCAGTATCTCCAGTATCTACTCTATCTACCGGCTTTACTGATATATAATTTTGAGTACCTATTTTTTTAGCCTCTAAGATTACGTAAGTATTCTCCGGTATCTCTGCCATACGTTGCACTAAGTAAGATAGCTCGCCGGTATCTTTATTATACTTACGGGTATCGTATGTATAAGTCTGTCCGTCCTTTTCTACTAGGTATCTTACGTACTCGACCATTTTATTAGTATTAGGATCTTTTTTAGGCGGGAGTAGCTTATCTTTTATAAGTCTCACAGTGTGAGATCCTGTAGAAGTTGCTACCTCGAAGCCGTTAGCGTTAGTCTCCTTACGCATTAGGCGGAGCTTAGGGTGTAGCCCTGCCTCCTTTAATAATTGTTTTGATACTTGCATATAGTTTTTTTAGTTTATTATTTTTTTTAGATAATTTTTTACGTTCGTCATATCGAGCTTTCTTTACGGCTTTTTTCACTTCGTACTCTCTCCTCTTCTCTTCTTGTAGATCTGATTTAGCCTCTACGTCTTCTCTGTGGTATCCATACTTATATCTGCTGTATACTCTATTCTCGAAGTTTTTACGCCCGCTAGTATGAAACTTTACGAATACCGACCCGCTGTCTAGTATATCGCTATAAAGTCCCATACTGCGTCTTTATACTTCTGCGTCTCCTCCGGTATCGCCATTTAGTACTTTTGTTATTGTTAAACTCTCGAGCGGGTATCCGAAAGTCTTAGCTTTTTCTACCCATTCCTCATTACTTTTAGTCATAGGCTTGTCTTCTTTAATACGTTTTACTACTCTATTTAGTCCGGCTATTATCGGAGCTACCCAGTCGTAGTACTCGTCCGGCTGTGCGAAAGGTGTAGGCTCTGCGTCGTCTTCGTTTTTATTACGGCTGTATAATTTTGTAAGGTATGGGCTGTATTCTACTTTCCAGTTTTTACTAAACTTTTGACCTACTGCGTCCCATAGTATTAGCTTTTCTTTTTCCGGCTCTATATCGTTATTATGATAGTGAGTTATAAGTTTTAGATCCTCGATAATCATATCCTCTAAGTCTGTAAAGACTTCGTCTAGGTTGTACTGTAAGATACGTACATCGTCTCGGCATACATAGATTACGTCGGCTGGTAGTCCAGTACCTTTTTTATATACCGCACCCTGTAGCATATGGTTAGTCTTAGGATTATCCATAGCTGATATACTCTCGAATACAAAAGATCCGACTGATTTAATTTCTATTATTTGCTCTGTAAATGTACGACCTTTAAAGTTATCTATAATTGCCTTAGTTAGCTTTTGCATAAACTCCGGCATATTAGGATCTATCACTACGTTATCGAAGTCTGTATCGCCTGTTATGATAAAGTCTATTTTACCGCTTATCGGTAGTAGCCCCTCATACTCTACGTATACCCTCTCCTGTGTTCTAAACTTTATACCTGCTTTGATTAGTACAGTCTGTACTATCCACTCCCATATATCGCCAGCCATAAACTTACGCATAGAGCGAGAGTTAGGAGGGTTAGTAAAAGGCTCTGCTTTCATTTTTAGGTATCTATCTATCATAGATCCGCCTATCTCCGAAGCGTATACGCGACTGCGAGGCTCTAAAGGCTTGTCGCTTTTTTCTATTGTCGCGTTCCATACGTCCATTAAATTAAACTTATCCATATGGTTTTATATTGTTTTTTTTACTCATAATCGCCTTATCGGCTTATTTATTATTATATTGTATTTACAAAACAAAAGCAAGCTATTTTATAGCCTGCTCTGTGGATAACTACGCCCTCTTTAGTTTTGCGTTTAGTTTATTTACTAAAGCGTCCTGATTTTCTGTTTTAAGTACAGTCCCTGTCTCTTCGGGGGCGTCTGTCTTGTTTTCGCACTCCGCCCAGTACTTTAATAAGTCGCTAGGCTTGTAGATTTTAGCCTTAGCACTCACAAACTCCATTTTGTTATACCTTACTGCTTTTTTAAGTATAGTCTCGATAGCGGGCATTTTGTGGGCTTTTAAGAGGGTATCTACTGCCTTATGCTCTGTAGCGTTCTCGTAGAAAGCCATAAAATTAGGATTTACTATCTCGAATAGCCTTATTACTTGAGCGTGTGTAGGGCTTACTATTTTCTTAGTATCCATTTTACCTCTTACCTTTTTAGCTTTTGGTATTTTTACCCCTGAAAATGCGTTAGCGTTTTCTGTATTTATATATTCTATTCTATTCTCTTCTATTCTATTCTGCGTTAACGGGCTGTTAACAGAGTGTGTACAGTCCTCTATTAGGAGCTTTTTACCCTTATTTTCATTGGTTGTATAGGATCTATTCTCTTTTAAATATAGCTCACTTTTCTGCTCTGTGTATAGAGAAGTTTTATATCTATCTTTCTGTATTTTGTTATTATTTATTAGCCAGTGTTTTACTACTACTACCCCGTTCTCGAAAGGTATTACAAACTTTTTAACTATAAGTATTTTAAGATCGTCCTCACCACAGCCTACCATTCTCATAATCATTTTAGGATTTACGAAGCCGTCATCGTCTGCTTTCATATTTAAGTGAAAGTACAGAGCTTGAGTAGAGGTAGGCATTTCTAAAAATGCGTCTGATCCTACTATATCGTTACTAAACATTCTTTTGTTAGTTGCCATATATTTAATCTCTATAATTTTTATTAGGCATTTCGACCACCTCCACCATATCGCTAACACGATCTAGGATACGCTCGCCGTACCTTTCGATTAGTTGCTTATTATCGAGGTTAGTATTTATAAAAAGTATTTTGTTAAACTTGTAACATTTATTTATTACAAGGTATAACATTTCCTTACCCCAGTCTTTATCCTGTTCTGCTCCTAGATCGTCTATAAAAATATATTTATTACTTAGGAAGTCGTCCATAAGTCCCTTTACACTTTTGTTACCCCTATCTTTTAACTCGAATAAAAACTCTACCCAGTTCTCGATATTAGATACTCCACCCGCCCAGCCTTGCGTACTTAGTACTTTGGCTATAGCATAGAAAGCGTATGTCTTACCTGTACCAGTGTTACCTAGTATTATCATACCTTTTGATAATACTTTTTTTGTTACGTCGTCTTTTTGGATCTCGACTGTATTATTTTTTAATGTATCACGGATTACCTGTGGTATCTCGTTTACATTTGCGTCTGTATATCTCATAGTTTTGATTATTATTTTCTCATAATCGCCACCAGCTTTTATCTTTTTACTATAAGCCCTCTCCGACTTGCAAGTTAGAGAGGATTTATAGTATGCAAGTCTAGCCGTATGGCTTATCATTATTATATTGTATTTTCGTATAAATTAAAAGGGGAGTTATCCACAGAAAAAAGAAAACGCTTACCTGTTAAGATAAGCGTTATAAGTTTAGTAGCTTTGACGCGTTCGCTTAGTGCGAAGTTGCGAGATTTTAACCACCTCCTTTCAAGTTAGATCGAGTTCGAGCTGATACTCGATAAAATAAAAACAGAGTTGCATACTACCTCCTTTCTACCGGCTAAGCATTGTCGCCGGTTTCCTCTTTTTTCTCTGCGATAGTTTCCTCGTCCGCTTCCGGTGTTAAAGCTCTCTCTTCCGCTTCCTGTGGTGTCATACCCTTACCGAAGTTTAAAGATCCTACCCCGATACGTACTCCGTCTACTAAGATCTCTATGTCCTGATCGCAAGTCTTGCGTAAAGTTACGTCTCTATCTTCGCCAGCTACTACTGGTAGAATAGTACTACCACTTAAAAGTAAATTACCCTCTGATGTTAGGCGTACGTCGTAAACATAGTTACTGCCCTCTGTTCTAAAATTGTCTATGTAAAGTATTTTCATATCTATAAAATTATTAGTTATTAAATAGGATCTCTCCTATTTATATTATACCATAGTAGAGTAGGGCGTTTTACATTTTACCTCTTTAATGCTATTATTATAGAGCTATCCGAAAGGGTAGCCTCATAATCGCTACTAACATAGTGATATAAAAAGCACTCTAAGGATCTAGGGTGTTTTTTATTTTACCACTCCCCTACCGCCTTTTTACCACTCCCCTACCGGTAGCTAAAAAAGAGGGGAGACCCCCCTACCCTACTAAAAAAAGCCTTATTTTACAAGGCTTTTTAATTTTTACCATATCGGGGGAGCGGAGTAGGGGAGAGCGGGGGAGTGCTATTTAGCTTTATCTAAGAGAGCGAGTAAGTGATCGGCTTCTTTTAGGTTATCTTTATAGCGTCCCGTGTTATAAGACGTCCACGCCTTTAGCCCTTGAGTATCATATTTAGCTCTAGCTTTCTCTAAGTTTACCTCGACGATATAGTCTTCCTGTGTAGGATTGTGTATACCGAAAAGTCCGCCGTCTTTACTCCACGCTAGAGAGTTATGACCCTTTCTACAGAAAGTAGATACATACCCTTTAGTCTGATCTTTTATAACTTTATTTATATCTATACTGTAGCCTGTAAGACTATCATATACCGCCTCTGTGCTAGTAGATATTTTATACCTACAGTTATAGCCGGTAGCCTTAGGATTTAGTGTACTCTCTTCTAAAGCTACAGCGATCATAAGTCTAGGATTTTCGGGAAAAGTATTAGCGATTTGCTGTACTATCTCGAGCTTAGTATCTAGCTTTTTTACTTCTACTACTACCTCCTCTTTAGGAGCTTCGTAGTAGACTTTCTTACTAGGTATCCCTATGGTTATAGTGGATAGCGTCGCAAGTATTAAAATTAAAATTATCTTTTTTATATATTTGATATTAAAGTCTCTCTGTACTGTTCTCATTATGATAGCTAAAGCGACTAACTCCTAACTACCTTTTGTCTCTCTGTGAAAGCGGATAAGAAAACTACATTACCGCTACATAGATATTATATCGTATCTACGAGATAATGATAGTTATTTATCCACACTTTTAAAGTCTCTTACTACATAGAAAAGAAAAGAGAGCTACATAGTGTAGCCCTCTCTCTTTTGATTAGCCTAGTGGCTCGTCTGTTTTAGATACTGCTTTAGTACCGCTATACAGTCCCATAGCTGTAAAAGCTGACTGCATACCTACGAATACCGCTAGTACCCACTGACTGATCCCTACTGATATTAGAGATAGTACTATACCCATAACTAGGGCAAATAGTGGAAGTCTATTACTAGACATACCGCTAGATTTAGCTATAGATGTAAGCCCTACCACGAAGCCACTTATTACCGCTGATACAGCAAGTAGGATTTTTACTGTCTCGGGATTTGTGAAGTCTACTATCATATTATTTAGCTTTTGTAGCTTTAGCTTTCTTAGGAGCTTCTACTTTTGTCGCCTCTTCTACTGTAGTATCTCCCTCCTCTCTGGTAGCTTCCGCCTCTTCGTTTATAATGTCGAAGTCTTTACCGTCTAGAGCTTTGTAGTACTCTGTAGCTAGTATTCTCTTACCTACGAAGTCCGCTAGTACTGGAAAATTAGAAGCGTCTACGTCCGATATGATTTTAAATGGTTTATTTGTTTTCATAATTAAATTATTATTAGTTATTAAATGGTAGGATCTCTCCCTATATATATTATACCACGAGGGGGATTATCTCTATTTCGATATAGTCCCGTGTAGACGGGATTTTCTCTATAACTGCCCTGTAGATATATTTATCGTCCGGTATTATACCTTTCTTTACTATAATATCTTGTATAGGCTTTATTAGATTATCGTAGTCCGTCGTCTTATGATGTATAAGATAAAAGCGGTATATGATCTCATACTTAGAGGCTTGTACTTCTACTCTAGGTAGTAGTAGTAAACAGTCCTCCGTGTATTTCTTATAGTCTTTAGTGGCGAAGCGTTTACCTTGCCACGCTTTATTAACTGTAAGAGGTTTTATATCGAGCTGTATAGTTGCCATTCTTTTTTACGTCTATTAACTAGCCCCTGTAACTTTTGACCTTTAGCATATACATACATACACCAGTCCGCCTCTGTTACAGTGCCAGCGTTTATCTTACTAGCTAGCTCTTTTAGCCCTCCTAAGTTATAGCAAAAGCTTACGCAAGCGTCGTACTGATTTTGTGTAAGTCTCCTAGTAACTTGCCTACGTACGATCGGCTCGTAAAACTCTGCTACACTTCTCTCGAAGAGACTATCTGCCTCCGCTTGAGTTATCTTTTTAGTAGATCCAGTTACCGGCTGTCCGTTTAATAGGTAGGTATTACCCCAGCCTATAGTCCATACTCCGCCGGCGTCTTGATAGGGAGTAAGTCTGCACCCCTCGAAGCTTTTTATAAGTGCTAGCCCAGTGCTAGATATTTTTAAGATTTTTTTTTTATATCGGCTAGCTCTGTGTTTAGCTCTAGTCGAGATAGTCTACCGAAGTAGCCTGTAACCGGTAGCCCATTGCGAGCTTGAAAACGTTTTACTGATTTCTCTGTTACTACTCCGAAGTAAGCTGTATCTAGAGTATCGCCTTTAATTACATTATAATAGTCCCCAGTTAAGAGTAAAGCTTTCTGTAGCATTTGTACTGCCTCGCCTTTCATACCACGCTTTAGATCTGTAGTAAAAGTATAAGAGAAGTCTTTATCTGCCTCTTTAGCTTTCTGTAGAAGAGCGTAAGGTATATCTGTATAAGCTTGTATATCGCCTAGCTTTGTCTTCCAGTCTGAAAAGATTAGGGTATTACAGCCGTGATAGCCCCCTAGCCCTTGTACTTTAAAGCCCCATACGTCGCCCCAGCTGTTTACTACGTAGAGTACTCCGTCGTCTGCTGATATATCCTCGTATCCGTAAAATGCTACTCTGTGCCAGCCGTCTAGTGTTGTAGCTGACGGCTTCATAGGAGTACTATTTAGATCCGCTCCCATTGTAGGCATAGTAAAGCATACGATACGTCCTTTAGCTATCTGATCCGCTATCCATTTGTAGTCTATAGGTACACTAGCGAAGCCTTGCTGTTTACTATACTGTGCTGTCTCTGTTGTAGTCTTAGTATCTATATATTTGTCGTAGGGTAGAGTACAGTCATTAGGTACTTCCTTATTAGTTGCTATACCACGATCTACTATAACTAGCCCAGCTACACGGGGAAAAGTACCCTGTGCTGGTAGGTTGTCTCTTTTCTTACATTCTCCGTATAAGTCTCTAGGCGATAGAGGCTCTGCACTAGCTCCTCTGTCTTGTACTTCGTTATACTCTATAGCTGTAGTCTCTGCGTGTCCTACGCACGATCCGTGCGATAGCTGACTTTTAGGAGTTATCTTAGACAAGTCTAGTATCACTTTAGACGGGCGAGCCTTTGCTGGAGTTTCAAAAGCCGAGACTGATATGTCTCTGTGATCGAAAGGATTTAATACCGCTCCAGTTGTATATTTTGTTTTCATATTATTTTTTTATTTTAAAGGGTACTGTCTCATAAGTTACAGTATCTGATTTTATAATGTTTAGCTTACGCTCTATTACTACTTTGATACTGTACTTCTCGTCAGTATTTAAAGTATTCGGTACTACGAGGGGTATTTCGTTATCTATCTTATGACAGCCTAGCGGGGCGACTATTTTACCCTCATTACTTTGCGGTAGCTGGTATAAATACCCGTCCGCTAAGTATACTTTTATGCTTTTGATTTGATAGTCCCCAGTCTTACAAAAGTTTATCGTATATTTTAAAGTATCTCCTATCCTGTACTCCGCTTTATCTACCGGCATAGGAGTAACTATACTGATAGGATTAAAGGGATAAAAAGATAAATACATAAAGTACGCTACCAGTGCTAAAACTAGTAGTATAGTGAAGTATGAGACCGCTTTAAAATAATCGTGTACTTTTGTCATATTATCCTTTTATTACCAGAGCTAGCACTCCAGCGATTACAGTTATTAGAATAGTAGAGACTAGACCATATACGACCTTTTGTACGGGGCTGAATTGCTCTTTAGTTACGTAGTTAGCTTTCATATCTGATATATTCTGATCTAAAACTTTAGTGAGATTTTGGATCTTTTCGGTTAAAAGAGCTATTTGTACGTCTAACTTTTGCACGCTATCTAGGTTATTTGTTGGATCACTCATATATTTAAGTTCTTAAAATTATCCAGTTAGTCCCGTCGCATACGAAGCGTAAAGTCCTATGCTGTGTACCCCACGGCGAGCCATACGAAAAGGTTATCTGTGTAGCCGAAGTAGGGTAGTCAGTTATAAACTTGCCATTAAGTATAGGATTTAGCCCAGCCCCCCAAGCGTAAGGGGCGGTTACTATTATATTTTTATCTTTATAAGTAGCTGACGGAGTAGGAAAAGTTATATTTGAAAGTACCACTGCTGTAGATCTATTTAGCCTACTAAACTGATTAGGCGAGGAAGCGTTACCCTCATATAAATAAGTGCCGTCATAATAAGCACAGTTATCGCTATACTGTGCGACTGTTATTACAGTTTCACTCTCTACAGAGAGATCATATTTACAAAAGTAGTGATACCCGCCTATATTTCTTTTATAATATAAGCTAGTATCACTCGATACATACGTAAAGCCTAACGCTGGTATTACATTAGTGATACCATAAGCTACCCCGCTAGTGATACGCCACGAAGCCGAGCCAGTAGTTACATAGAGGTTATCATTAGTATTAGCTGACGTACAAGCTATCGCCGTTACTGTATTAGTCCAGCCGATACCTGATATATGAGTAGTTATAGTACCGCCAGCTGTGATCTTGTAGATAGTACCTGAATACCCGCAAGCGTAAAAGTCGCCGTTAGTTTCGTTACGAGTTAGGGCGTATACATTAGCCGGCATAGTTACGAAAGTAGTCTGTGTACCTGTAGCTATCTCTACTCTTCTTATAAGAGTATCGTAAGCTGTATAATAAATATAAGTCCCGTCTGTAGCTGTATTAGTGTATCCGCTACCATTACCAGTACCGGCTACTATACGAGTATAAGTACCTGTACTCATATCTATTTTACCCCAGCCTGTAGATCCTGTAGTGATACCTCCATATAGAAAGTTACCACTGCGAGCGAAGTTTTTATCGCCATACCAGTAGTCGCCTCCTAGAGATATATTAGAGTAAGAGTTAGAGCCTGACGACGGCTTAGCTACTAAAATACTATCCGAAAGTCCTACAGTGTAAGCTGTAGTTATTTCTTTTACCGGATTAGACCCTAGAGCATAGTCGAAAGTATCGTTAAGATCTACCGCCTTAGCCTTTTCTCCGGTTATAAACTCTGTTAGTAGTGTTCGTAGTCTTATAGCCATATTTTAATTAGTTAAAGTTAAAGTCCAGTCTAGCGTTAAAGTCTGCGTACCTGTCTTAGTTAAGTTTATAGCGACGTGAGATAGTAAAGTACCGCTATCCACTGTACCGCTACCATTTATAAAGATACCAGCCTCTCTATGAGTACCGATAGCCTCTGACGCACTAAAGAAGCCAGTAGCATATACCACCGCTCCGGTAGAAGTTAGAGAGGCTATAGCATTTCTATAAGTCTCTGTACCTAGTTTTATATCTCCATTAGCTGGAGCTGTAGTATTACTACCTACCGCACAGTGAGAGATCTTACCCGCATTAGCACCTGTAGAAGAGCCTAAAAGGGTAGCGATTAAAGCTAAAGCCCCAGTAGGTACTAGGTTATCGACTGTCTCTACGTGTTCTATCTCATTAGTTACTGCATTTCGTAGAGTAAACGTGTATACTCCTTTAAAGTTTATACCGCTATTTTCGGCTTGTAGTTTTTTATTACTCATATATATATTATACCATATAGGTATTATGCTAACGGCGATCCGTCTAGTATAAAAGCTCTCTTAAAGCCTAGAGACGGATTTATAATCTCTAGAGATATGTCGTCAAACCACGCCTCCATAGTTAAATTAGCTGATCCAGTATGTCCGTATACTCTAGGGCTTACCTGTAAAAACTTAGTTAAAGCTGTAGTAGTAAAAGTACCGGTATATTTAGTCCAGCCTGTGGTAGTAGTTACACTCGCCCCGCCTACTTCTTGACCTGCATTAGTCCCGTCGTCTTTTACCTCTAAAAAGTGTAGACTTGCCCCAGTGCCACCCCCTGAAGAGTAGTTGGTTTTCATATAGTAAGTATACATATAAGACGTATTAGGTAGCACCTGTAAAATAGTCTTATTAAAATAACCGCCTGTACCGCCACTATTACGATCGGGGAGCGAAGCCTCTACATAGCCACCCCCTGACGTACCTAGCTTTAGAGAATAGTTACCGCTATGCTTTTCTGTACTATCTATTTTAGCGTAGCCATTACTATAGGAGTACATAGACCAGCCGTAGCCTTTATCTGTAGAGCTTCCGGTGGTAGTATTATCTATAAAAGCGGGCGACCCTACACAGTTAGCCGTACCACTAGGGGCTATTTCAAAATTACTGTTATAGAAAGTTATAAGCTCTGTATCTCCTAAAGCGAACTCTACGGGGTAGTCTATACCCTGATTAGTAAAGCCGTCCGTAAAGTGTATTACTTCACTACCTACTAGAATACCGGAAGCTGTAGCTATAAAAGCGTCTGCTATCTTTATCTTTTCGATACTGAAAGCTGACTTTTCTATAGTCTCGTCGCTACTGTCGTCGATATATCTATCCTCTGATCTTAGAAGTGAGATAAGTAGATCTATGATACCTACAGTACGAAGAGAGGCAAGGCTTATTTTATATATATTTTTACCCGTAGTAAGCTGTCTTAGTACTACTTTCTGTATTAAAAAGTCCTCTTCTAAAGCTCTTATATCGCTTTTTATACGAATTACCTGACCTGATACTAGCCCGCTCTCGTAAGTATCGAAGCTACCCTCGTCGATAGTATCACTATAAGCCTTAAGCTCCGCCTGTGCGATACGTAAAGCCTCCTCTTTAGATTTGATAGTGAGATCTTTTTTAGAATACTCGAATAGCCCATACTCTGCGATAGATACCGGATCTTCTACCTGCACCTGCACGGGGAAAAGAGGCTCGCCTGTTACGAGTATATTATTAGTACCCGCTGTAGCTGTAAAGCCTGTACTAAACTTTATATACTTTTCTTGAAAGCTCCATAAACAGTTAAAACTAGCCTCGTCATTTAGGTAGTCTATACCTACAGTTACCGGCGATCCGTTTACTGTGATAGTAGGGGCGGTAGCGTATTTATTACTTAAAGGGAAAGTCTTTTTAGTCCCGTCCCAGCTCCACGTCTCCGTACGAGTAGCCCCTTTACTCTCGCCTCCACGTATAAAAACTCTATTACGTAGCTGTGTTATATCTTTATTTAGCTCTAGGCTCTCGAAAATATATTTGCCGTTATCGTCTTCGAGATTAAAGGGAGCGGTTATAGTATTCTTTTCAAAAAAATATATATTTTTATAGTAGTCCACCGCCCACGAAAAGCCCGTTAGCTTGCTTAACTTTTCTAGAGACGCACTAAAAGAGATACGATTTAGTACTGTAGTCTTTACTGCGATAGGGCAATTTACATATTGAATACTGAAAGCGTTAGGGGTAGAGAAGTTTATATCGTCTAAAAAGGCTGTCATATTAGACCCTGTAGCTAAAAAGCCTAGCTCTGAAAAGCCGGAAGTCATATATATAGGCTTAGAGTAGTACTGCTTAAAAGCTGTATTAGAGATCGTTACACTATCTTTTACTACTCCGTTTATTTTAATATCTAAAGTAGCGTCATTATAGCCTGCTCTCTTACAAGCTTTAAAGGCGATAATATAATAGCCTGATATAATCGGGCTAAAATACTTAAACATATACCCTTGTCCGTCTCCACTACCTGCGTCGTCTTGTATTAGTCCTACCTGTGATCCGTCCGGAGCTGTAGGCTGTCCGTAAGCACTACCATTGCTAGCTATGCCTGATCTACCAGTAAAGCCCCACGAAGCCGACGGGCGTAGGGAGTAAGTATTAGGAGCGAGTACTGGATACTCGAAGCTATAGACGTCTGTCGTATTAGGCAAGCCTACGGATACGTTACCTAAAGTCCAGTCTACGATATATCTATGGTATATATCCTGTATGATATTGTTTACTGTAGTATTTTCGTACTTCTCTACTACTAGCTTGCCGTCTAGGAGTTGCGTATAGTCTTTACACTTTACGTCATACCTTACCTCTGTACCGCTCGATACTGTCTCTGATAAGTCTACGATAATACCCCCGAATACTCTAGTAGCTCCGTCCTCCATTATTACCTCTGACCCTAGTAGAGGCTTGTATGATTTAGTAGCGTCGCCGGCGATACGTTGCATAGTAAAGCTAGCGTTATTTACCGCCTGATTTAATTGATCCGTTACTGATAGGCTAGTAAAGATTATTTGATTACTCCTATCTACGTTATTTATCTTTACTACTATCATAGATTATATTTTTATGTTTAGCTTAAGTATTTTCATTAGCTCGTCTCCCATTTTTAGAGCCGAGTTTTCGTCTAAGAATTGGTTACCTGTCATATTTATAGTTATACCTCCAGTCCCTGCACCTGCTAGCTGGCTAGAGTTTAGTATAGATCCGTAAGTATTAGGTACGAAAGTCTCCGCTCCGTTCTCTCCTACTATGTAAGGAGTATTAGGAGATACAGAGCCTCCAGTCGCTCGCTTAAATACACTCGATACACTGCTTACCGCTGACGATATACCGCCTCCGATAGTAGAAGCTACGCTCGCTATAGCTGACGTCATAGACTGTACTTTAGCCATAAAGCTATCTATAAGCCCACCTATATAGTCGATAGCTCCCTTAAATACTCCTTTTACTCCCTCCCATACGTCTACGAAAAAAGTCTTTACCTTAGTCCATACTTCCACGATTACCGCGTATATAGCTTTCATATTCTCTGCTGTGAGTAGCTTAGTAGCTAGCCCCCATATTGAGAAGTAGTTTTTTATAAAGTCGAAGTACATTATAGTAGCCTGCTTTATACCCTCCCATATAAATACGAAAGCATTTTTAACTTGCTCGAGTAGATCTTTAATACTTGTAAAAATGCTATTGAGCGTATCTTTAATATATTGAAAAGCTGAAAAAAACATCTCTTTAATACCCGCCCATACAGCCGTAAAAGTCTCACTTAAAAACTTAGTGATTTCGTCCCAGTATAAAAATACAGCTACTAAAGCTCCTACCGCTAAGACGATAGCCCCTATGATAAGTACGATAGGTAGAGAGACCATAGATAAAGCCCCCATAGCTACAGTTAGAGTACCTACTACGGCTATAAGTCCAGTCGCTCCTAGTGTGATAGCTACGATAGCTCCTGTTAGTTTAGGGTGTTCGGTTACAAACTCCGAGATTTTCTGTATTACCGGAGCGATTGCCTCCTGTATAGCTTTAAAAGCTGGAGCTAAAGCACCTCCTAGACTTTCGTTTAGGTTATCTGCTTTAACTTTTGCTATCTCCATAGCTCCCGCTGTAGTCTTAGCGAAGTCTTCCGCTGATCCTTTGTTAGCGTCCATTATGATTTTCATAGCCCCCATACCTTTAACGCCGTCCTCTAGCTCTACGCCCATAAGCTTAAGCTCTTTAGTATTACCTGCGTTCGCCATTAAAAGCAATTTACTAGTTTGCTCGAGATCTATATTTTTAGCTCTCGATAAGTCCATAGCTCCGTTAAGCATAGTTAAAGCCTGCTCTTTATCTTTAGTCGCTACGAAAAACTTAGTAAATGAGTTACTAGCTGTCTCGTCGTCGAAGCCCAGCTCTACCGCTGACTGACCCGCCTGATCCATTACGCCCTTTAAAGCTCCGAAAGCGTCGCCTGTAGTGCCTAGCTGTGCCTTTAGATTTGTTAGCTGGCTACCACTTAAAGACTTAAAACTGTTCTCTAGTAGCTTAGTAGATACTGCCGTCTGTGCCTCTGCACCTGCGAAAGCGTCTATCGCTGACTTAGATACGGATAACATACCAGCAAAAGCAACGCCCGCCGTAGCCGAAAGCCCCGCTATGCTAGCGAGGTTAGATCTGACTTTATCGCCCATAGACGAGACATTAGCCTCTACTGATCGTAAAGTCTCTTTAGCCCTGTCTTCGGCTTCGATTACAAATGTTAGCTTTTCGGTTGTATTTGCCATATATCTTTATTTTTTTAGTTTCTTAGTAGCTTCTTTACCTTGCCTGTCCAGCTCGTCATAGATTGCGTCTATAAAATGCTGTGGCTGATTTACGAGCGTCCAGTAGTCCCATTTCATTTCGATACATAGCTGTAACGCCCGTTTATCTACTTTTTTTTTGAGAGTTCGTCGATCTTTTTTACGACGAAAATATAATCTGATATGTGCATATCCAGTACTGCCTCGAGTACTGCGTCCGCACCCTCTACGCCGTCTACTGATTTTACCCACGATTTAATAGATCTATGAGTAGCTTCGTCGATATTGTTAGTATCTATGTTACCGAATTGTACTGTCCCGTCTATTGACGGCTTAGCTTGTAGACCTTTGTAGAAAGCTCCATTTACATACTCTGTATCTCTACCTGTGATCCACTCTTTAAACATTACTTTATGAGCGTTTTTAGGTGTTGTCTCTTCTATAGTAGGGGCTTTGTGTACTGCCATAATTAGTAAGTTGCTTTAGTGTTAGTAAGTACGACCTGTATAGCTTTAGCGTCTGACTGTGAGTAGTGAGCGTTAAACTCGATCTGCTCTGTTACAATTTCGTCTAGTGGACGATCTGCTTTATAACTAGTTAGAGATACACGATATAGAGTGATAACTATTTTAGGGTTAGCTCCTGTACCGATAGTCTCGCTAGTGTTAGTCATTTCGATCTGCATATACTTAGCTGTATTGTTTTTATATGCGTCGTAGTTTTCTTTACCTGTGTAGTCGATAGTCATACTACCGCCGATCTCTGCTAGACCTGCTAGTACATCGTCCGGAGTGATAGAAGAGATAACGTGATTAGCTTTACTATTGTTAGCTAGTGATACCTTAAACTCTTTAAGAGCGATAGGAGTAGCTCCTGTTAGACCTCCTAGAGTATCCGCCATTTTTACCTTAAAGTCATAGTTACGGAAGTAGTGATCGTCATTAGCGAAAGCTACTGTATAGTCTGATACTTCTGTCTCGTCTCTTGAGATAAAAGACGCTTTAGCTTTTACTACGTCGTCGATAGGAGCTTCTAGCTCTAGCTTAGTTACCATAGCTCCATTATAAGCGTAGTCCTGAAAGCCTTGCTGTGATAGTCCTATAGTGATCGTAGGATTTTGAGGAGTACCTGTTAAGATACCGAAAGTATGCTCGTATACTACAGTCTCGCCGGCTTTAGTAGCTGACGATACAGTACCGAGAAGAGATTTAAGAAAATATCCGAAAGTACGACTTTTTACGTTAAACTCTAACTCGCCCTCGCCTCTAGCGTGAGTTATTTCTGTACCATAAGAGCCGTATTTAGTAGCCCTCCCCTCTTTTATGATAGTCTTTTCGACCACCTTTTGAATGTTAGAAGCTGTACGTGCTGGTATAAAGTCAGTAGGGGATACTGCCGTGCCTCTTGTGGTTTCGTTACCTACTCCCATTTGTACGCTTTCGCCTAAAATGTAACTCATATATTTATTATTTATCTTTATTAAGTATTGTTAAATGGAGGATTTTTTTAGCTTCCTCTAAGCTTTCGGCTTCAACAGTAACGCCCTCCACGGGGAAAAAGTACTTAGTAAGTACCTTAGTCTCTGTATCCGGCGTTATTATTTTGATATTTTCTTTTGCCATATATATATTATACCATACGAGGTTATACGTTTCGTACGTATTTCTTACATCTGATAGTAAACTCACGGGTACGATAAACACTTTCGCCTCTATCCTCTTTACCCCATACACTAGGTACAGGTTGCACCCAGTCGCAAGTATTACCTAGAGCCTCTCTAGTTTTAAAGGCATTTAGTACAGCCTCGCTTAGATCATACATTTTATTATCTATGTCCTCCTGATCTGTGCCTTTTCTGATAATATAAATTACTCTTACCTTAAAGACAAAAGTAACTTTGTCCGCCTCTGTAGATCCGTAGTCGCTATCGTTTTCGCTAGGAGTGATAACTGCTACCGGATAGCCTGTATAATCCCTAAGCTCCGAGTGCGTAACTTGCTTAAATATGTTAAGCCCTGTTAGTACTTCCTCTATTTTATTTCTGATAGTTTTTTCCATATATTTATTTTTTGGCTACTCGCCTTACTGCCTCCTGAAAATAATTTTGCACCTCTTCGGTAGAGTTCTCGACGGCTCTACTTAAGAAGCGATTAGCTCTAGTACCTGTATGCTGTACTTTCTTACCGAAAAACTGACCGCCTCTAACATTAGCTAGAGCCTTTTTATTTCTAGGTAGGATCACGTGAGGAGCTGTACCCTCGTGTACGTATATACCATAGTCAGAGTTTACGATAAGCTTACCGCTTGCCGTACCAGTAAGAGCGGAGCTGATAGATTGTCTTAGATTACCTCCGCCTGTGCTTTTATTTACGGGGCTTTCTTTTATAGTCTCTCTTGTGATTTTAGCTAGCGTCTGCTGTACTGCTGTCCTTAGCTCTGTAGTCATAGCTACCGGCATAGCTCTAAGCTTAGCCTGTATCTGTGGTAGATTTTTAATTTTTATAGAAAGTCCTACTGACATATATTTAGTCTTTAATTATGTTATCGAATATCCTACAGCGTAGCTCGATATGTCTCTTACGACCTTGAAAGTCGAAGTTTTCTACCTCGACCACTCTAAGAGAGTAAGTACCCTCTGCCGTAGTAGCTATTAGTTTAGCTCCCTCTGCTATATCGTCTCTATAGTTAGTAAAGACTACATAGCTTTTACCATACATACCCGTACTATCCTCTATATAGTTTCCGTCTTGAGGCTGGATATGGCAAGCTACCCCCTCCGCTATGAGTGAGTATTCTAGACTAGCTCCGTCCTCCACTAGTCCGTATATATCTACTTTATCTGTGAAGTGTCTAGCTATAGATAACATATATTTATATAGAGTAACGCCTGTAAGATTTTATAATCTCGAGAGCATTTTTATAATCGACCTTTTGAGTATCTGTTTTATAAGATACAGAATATCTACCGATAGTCTCGCTCTGTATCTCTTTATTTTCGTTACTAGAAGTCTGTACTATACCAGCGACTAAGACTACTAGAGCGAAGCGTAGATCTTGAGGTACTGTACTACTTGCATACATACCTCTTTTACCTGTTACTTTTATATTACCTTGCTTATATGTAGACCACCTACCGCCGTTATTTAGTGTTAGCTGATTTACATAGCCTCTATTAAAAGGCTTAGCAACGTATCCGCTAGCGTCTATTTCTGATCCGTCTACTGTGATAGTCGAGATAGTGCGGAAGTCGTCTAAAAAGATAGTACTAGATCCATTACCGGAGTAAGTATACTCGGCTTCTGCGTCCTCTCCTATCACCACTCTGTTAGCCATAGAGTTTATATACTCCTCCATAGCTAAAACCCATAGGTTAAACTGTGTATCGAAGCTCGGATCTATAGCTGTTAGGAGGTAGTTTTCTACTTCTACTTTATTTATTACTGTCATATATATATTATACCACGCGACCCCGATTAGTACGGGGTGTATGGTTTATTTTTATCCGTGTATATCTCGCCTTTAGGAGAGTAAGGGGTATTTTTATCACTGTACGGGTATACTCTGATTACATAAGTAAGCTCTTTAGCTAGGCTAGGAGTACTTTTTACCTTATATCCTAGCTCTATACTTACCCTATGTACTAGATTATAGGCTAGATTTAGGGCGATCTGCACCGGATAAGCGACCCTGTAGCCTAGTACTTTAGTCCTAGACCCGCTCGTAAGTACCTTATACGCTATCTCTTTATTAAGAGTTTCCGGCTGTGCTACCTTATAAGCAAGTGTTAAAGTGCTAGATAGAGGGCGTTTTACCTTGTATCCTATGCTCTTATTTAGGCTATTTTGCCCTACTATAGCGTAGATAATACCCTTTATGATACTATGAGGCTTTTCTATCCTATACGCTAGCCCTAAGCTATTCTGTGAAGCGTGAGAGAGTTTATAGACCAGTGATCTACTGTACATCTTCACCGCTTTGATAGTGTACTGTAGAGGTGTATTTACTATTATGCTCTCGGCTTCTCTGTATATCTCGTAAGTGATACCTAGAGTAGTAGACCCTATTACCTTGACCCTATACTCGATAGCTTTCGATACTATTCTATCTACTACAATTTTATAGCTGACTGATTTAGTTAAACTATCCGCCTGCTTTATGCGATAAGTGATACTCTTAGATATACTTTGAGGCGTTTTTACGAGGTAGTTTATAGCTTTAGTAAGTGATCTAACTAGACGTATTCTATATCCTATATCTTTACCATAAGTAGCGACTGTCTTTATCTCATAACTTAGCCCTAGATTTGTATTTTTTACTGTTCTAGTCTTGTACGCTATTGACTTGCTAGTATTTTTTATTGTCTTTATGGTATAAGTTAAGCCTTTACCTATTGACGACGCCTTACTTATATTATACTGTAAGCTTTTCGTGATCGCTGTAGCTCTTTTTATGCTATACGCCACGCTCTTACTTACTTGTAAAGACCTGTTAAGCTTATAGCTTAGTCCTTTCGTGAGACTTACCGCCGAAAATGGGTAGGCTAACCCTGCTCCACTGTTATAAAGCTGTGATATTTCACCAGCAGATAAAGCTTTTCCCTTCCATATTTGTAATATGTCATAGTTACCAGTAGCTGCATTAAGTACTTGATTGCCAAGTCCATTTAAAATAGCACCACCAAAGTTCCTGGTCGCATATCCTGTTTGTGAGGCTTCTAGACTATTATTTACATATAGACTAACAGTGTCTCCAGCTCTAGTAACTACTAAATGGTAATAAGTTCCTAATGATACAGAAGTTGTGCCAAAGAAAAAGTTGTCTGTAGAACCATCATAGTGGTCAAACTCAAACTTTCCTGTATTTATAATAAGTCCCCAATACACTCCATAACTGGGTGTAGTTGCTTGCTTACTAAATACTATATTAGTACCATTTACCAATGATGTTATAGGCTTCATCCAAATAGATATAGTAAAGTCATCAGTTCCCAGACCCCAATCTGCAAAGCTTATTTTATCTGTCGCTGCATTTATCAATACACCTTGGTCAATCTTGCCATACGATGAGTTATAAGCTATAGAAACATCAGTACCATTATTAGACCCAACACTATCATTGGAGTTGCCATCGAAGTTGTATGCTGCTAATAAGTTATCTGTTAATGCCATATATTTATATATATTTTATTATTTCGTCTAAGTCTTCGCTCGCCTGTACGAGTTTATCGTTAGGGAGTAAGTAGTTTATAATTTGATAATCTTTATTACCATACCCGAACATATATACTTTTACTCTGATCTCGCTAGGAGTACCAGCGTCTAGTATAAAGTTGCGGTATTTGTGGAAGACGCTACAGCCTTTAGGTACTATAAGATCTATTCTTTTATCCATATTAGGATTACCGAAAGCCTTATATACTGTAAGCATTTCCACCTCTTTAGTCTTATCTACCTCTGTTATAGAGTGGAAGAGACCTGTATTAGCGTCGAATTGATGTAACTCTGACCTGTCTTTATAGACTACAGCCCATACCCAGTTCTCTACCTCTACCTCTTCGCCTGTTTTGTTATGTTTATATTTCATAAATTAAAAATACTATCCACCCCTAGAAGTGCATAGTATTTTTTAGTATTGCATTACTAGGGGCGTACTCATTGCATTGAGTATTTAATTGTTAAAGTTCTACTCGCCTCTTTTAATTGCGTTCTCCGCTTGTCTTGAGTACTCGCCGTCTGTAAGTATGTCCTGATGTTTTACTTCTGTAGGCTTGCACCCTGTAGCTGGCGAGATATGATTTAAGTAAGCCTCCTCTGTCTCGAATACTAGACCGGTTACCCCGTCTATTTGTTTACCTACTAGCTCTAAGTGAGTAAAGTCTTCTTTATATCCGATCGCTCCTACCTGTTTAGGATCTATTTTGTTTATAGTCATAGATTTATGCTGCCTCGTCGTACTGGAAGTTAAGAGTAGATGTACTACCTGCTGTATCTCCAGCGTTAGTTACGAGCTGATGTACTAGATAATCACTAGACCCGACCGCTGTAAGTGATCCTGATAGTGAGCCACCTATACCTAAGTTCGCTGTAGAGGGTACGGAAGTAGGCATAGTCTGATCCACGTTAGTAACTGCGGATTGCACCGGAGTAGCGTAAGAGACATTGACATACCCGCTTGTACGAGCGTTAGTTACGTGAGTGGTAGCTCCACCTAAAGCACCAGTACGCCATACTTTAAGATTATCCACCTTAGAAGAGCCACCCATAGCTGTAACGTGTAGCTTTTGATATTTAGTAAAAGATCTCTGCCCTGCGGTTATAGGGTAGAGTACTGGATCTATAGACGCTCCGTCGCTAGATCCCATATTTGAGTTAGTAACGTTATGAGTAAGCGTTTCGCCCGCTCCGTTAGCCTCGTCTATTTCGATAGTTACTGCCATAATTTTATTTTTATGTTTTGTTATTTATAATCTGCCTACTTCTCATAAGCATTATAGGAGAGAGGATTTACTCCTCTCCCCAAAATGCTTACGCGATTGTCTTCATTACAGCGATAGCTGTAGGAAGTACGATTGCATAGCCTACTCTCTGTACTACACGGATACCTGTCATATCTCTTTGAGCGAGATTGATAGGATCTCCGTTTACGTCGTCGATAGTAGCCTGATCCAAAAGCTTCATTTGCATTTCGCCCTTGTCTCCATACACACAAGCTTGCTTTAAGTCTCCGAATACTACGAAAGGCTTATCTGCTTGACTTGCTGTAGATGTACTAGGCATAGCCTCTACTTCTACTACTGGCTTACCCCATAGAGTAGCTGGACGTCCATTTATAGCTGACGCATAAATGTAGTTACCTGTAGTATCTTTTAGCTTCATTACTGACGCTATTACTGTAGGGTGTAAGTAGTACTTACCAGTGTTACGAGCTGATGTAGCTACCTTGTACTGTAAGTCTAGGTAGTCGTCTGCTGTAGCCTCTGCGAAAGTATCTTTACCAGCTCCTAGAGTGAAAGTAGGTACTGGATTTAGACCTGTAGTAGCATTTAATACTCCAGTAAACGGAGTACCTGTACCTGTAAAGAAAGCAACGTCTTCCTCTTTAGTGATAGCTTCTACGAAAAGCTCTGCCATAAGAGCTGTAAGATCTATAGCACTGTCCTCGATAAGCTCGTCTGTTAGAGCTACGATAGACGCCAATTTCTTAAGTTCTTGCTTTACTTTTCTGAAAGTACCTTGAGTACCTGCCTTTTCTGCTCCCTCGTCTGTCCAGAAAGTAGCTACCGCTCCACTTAGAGCTGGTATATCTCTAGAGTTTCCAGCACCACTGAAAGGTAGATAACGCATTTCACGTCTAGCTACTCCGTACTCTGTCTTAAGTCTTAGGATTTCGGCTAAGAGTTGAGTAGGTACAGTATATCCAGCTTTAGCGTCGTCTGATGTCGATGTAGACATAGATTTCAATTTAGCTGTATCGTTAGACAATAGAGCTTTTACGAAGTCTCTAGTCTCTGTATCTGCTGTTAAAGCTTCTTTAGCTTTAGGCTCTGCTGACTTAGTTACAGTTTTAGTAAGATTGATCTTTTCTGCGATTTTATCCGCGATAGATCCGTCTGATAATGCTTTAGATACTGCGTCGGTTACCATATCTCCGACTACATTCTCTACAGTCTCTTTGTCTACAGTTTCAGTCTCCGCTTTAGGAGTTTCCACTGGTGTAGCTTCGATTACTACTTCCTCGCCTGCTTCATTTTTTACTTTTACTAACATATTTTGTTATTTGTTAAGTTATTATTTATAATGTTTTGCTGATTTTTTAGTATCTAGCTTTTTCTTTAATAAAGATTTAAAAGCCTGATTTACTAGAGATACAGCGATCTCCTCTTTAGTTTTGCCCTTAAGAGTAGGGGCTTCGTCTAGAGCTTTAGCTACTGTAGCTTTAATCTCCTCCTTAGCTTCGACTACGTCCGCTACTTCCTTTTTATCGGTAGTAACTTCTACAGTCTTAGCAATTTCTCGGATTTGTCCGAGCGGATTTGCTAGCTCCTTTAGCTCTAAGCCTTTGCTCTTCGCTAGAGCGTAGGCGTTAGCTGGTACATTTACACACGAGATCTCGTAGAGTGTATTTTCTCTTAAGATAATCTCGTCTGTCTCTGTGTTGTACTCGTAAGTTTCGTTACGAAAGCCACACGAGAAAGCTGACATATAGCCACCTTTGTAAAGACTGAAAATATCTAGGGCGAAAGCTGTCTCTGCGAATTGTATTTTACCCTCTAGACCTGCCGGAGTTACCGATAGCTCTATAGCTTTACCGATACTAGGGCGATCGTGATCGTGTCCGAATAGGATAACTGGATTTAAGAGATACTCTTTTAAGTTCCAGCCTGCCTGATCGACGATTTCGCCGTGTCTATCCTCTGCCGGCGTAGAGAATACGCCCTCGATTATACGATTAGCTTCGTCTACTCCCTTTAATTGAAAGTAGATAGATTTTTGATACTGTGCGTTTTCTTTTGCCATATATATATTATACCATACTGCATTATTCTATTTTGAGTACGGGAGCTATTACACACCTACAATTTATCTCACTAGGAGACTGTAAGCCATTACTAAAGCTTTGATCTACTTGTACTACTTCTCCGTTAAGTGCTATATGCTCGTCTCTAGTACGATCGTCTAGCGTTGCTACCCATTCTTTATGAGTTGCTATACCTGACTGCTTATAGCCCTCTATTAGCCCGTCATTGTTAGCATTAGTAGCCTCTGTACGTGCTATCATTTCGGCTCGCCACGCTGGTATTTCGGCGTATACGTTACGTATATTACTAGCTATCTCTGATGTGCCTTTACCCTCGTCTAGACCTTGAGAGATTATGTTAGCTATCTTATCTATAGTCGTATCCATTACGCTATTACCTAAGAAAGTAGCACGCTTAGCTATACTATTTTTAATAGCTTGAGACATATTAAAGTCCTCTGCTGGAGCTAGTGAGGCTAGAGCTTCCGTGCCGGCTTGCTTAAAGTACTCGTCTAAGAAAGGTAGAGAGATCTCGCTAAAGAGTTTAGCTTCTTTTTTCTTATCTATGATACCTCCTAGATCTTTAGTTATGCTTTTCTGTTCGTTAAAAGCTTCGAGTACTCTAGTCTCTTGCTTATCCATAAAGTCCTTTATAACTTCGGCGAAAGGCTTAGACTTATCGTCTAGCTTCTTATTTACTGCGTCGTAGTAAGCCTGTCTAGCTTCCTTATCCTCGAATAGTCTGCGTAGCTCTACTGCTTGAGCTTGAGCTTTAGCCTTTATAGCCTTTTTAATATCTCCCGCCATTTTAGTAGTAAGGTTTTCTATCTCTTCGAATAGTATTCTAGCTTCTTTATTTACCCTTACCTTTTTAGTCTTAGGATTTCTAAAGTCGTCCTCTATCTTTTTAATAGTCTTAGCGTCTAGCTCTATTACCTTACCGCCTAGATCTTTATTTTGAGGTATACCTCCTACTGGCGTCATACCCATAGGCATATAGATAGACCACCCGCCTACGATAGGCTCTAGTCCCTCTTTCATACGTACCTCGTTTATAGTTAGGTAGTTAAGAGTAAGACCTTTCTCGTACTCTTTAAGTACTAGCTCTCTGTCCTCTGCGATAAAGTCTACATAGTCTAGCTGTAGTCTTACGTCGAAGTCTGTATATACCATTCTCTCGTTAAGTACTTCTATGATGTTTAATACTTCCGGTAGGATAGTATCACGTAAAAAGATCTCTGTAGCTGTCTTAGCGTTAGCATAATTTACTTGATCTGTGATAGCCACGATAGGCTTAGGTACTTGAAAAGCTACGAGTATATCGTCTCTAGTCGCTTTAAGACTTTCTATATAGTCCATTTCTCGCTGTGATACGGCTACTTGCTGGTATTCTAGCCCTGCCTCTAGGATAGCTAGCTTAGATCCTTTACCAGTACCCATATATTTATTTTCCCATTTGTCGATTATATCCTCTTTAGTATCCTCTCTTACGTAGTCTTTTACTTTTAGGATAGCGTCTGGACGTGCGTTACGCTTAAAGAAGTCCCTTTGAAAGGCTGTAGCGTACTCCTCTGTCTGTACTCTAGCTGACGCTGATTTAATAGGGGAGTATCCACGTGCTGGATTACTAGGGTTAGTATTCTTATCGTGGATTATATCCTCCGGTACGAAAGTAGTTACTGACGTATTAGATACTTTAAACTCATAGCCTACGATATTGTTTTCTTTATCGTATACGATAGTCATTTTATCGGGGCGTAGGTTATACATTTCCACCGGTATATTAGATCCGTTACGTACTTTCCATATAAAGTTCTCGCCTGTTAGCTCTTTATTATGTATCCATTGATCGACAAACTCCTTTTTAGTCTGATTAGGATTAGGGGAGTAGAGCAAGTCTAGGATAGGGTGGCTCTTTACCTCCTTAGTATCTCCGTTAGAATTGACTACCTTTAAGAGTGTATAGTCTACTGCTGATACTTTCTGTGCTATCTTTTTTACGCAAGCGTACACGTATAAAGACTTCTCGTATTGAGGGTAGAAAGTCCTAGCGTTCTCTAGATCGTCTCCGTAACGCTCGAATAGACTAGGCAAGCTATAGCCTATATTCTTATTCTTATCTTTTTTATTTGATAGCTTATAGCCGAAAAGATTTATTTCCATATATATATATTATACCACGCCACTATCCTACTGTTAGGCGTGGCTGTGGCTTAGTTGCCATTTGTAAAGCGATAGCTCTCGACATTATTCTATCGTCGTGTCCGCCCTTAGGGTGATCTGCTCTATCATTTACGTATATCATAGCTAAAGCTTCGCCTTGAGCTTCGGGGTAGCTCTCTACTACTTCCTCATTACGATAAGCTATCTCTAAGTCAGAGATCATAATAGGGCGGTTAGTCCCGTCTGTAGTCCACTTATCGAAAATAATCTCTCTACGTCTAGCCTCTGCTACGTGAGCCGTACCTACTCCGTTCTTTTCTATACCTATGTAGAGATTAGGGAGTATCTTTATTACCTTATGGATCTTACCCCAAAATACGTCTATAGGTTCGTTACTAGTGTACTCGAATATAAAAGCTCCCTTACCTAAGCTAGCTCCGTGCGGATCATATACACTAAAACAGTGATTATCGCCTGTACTCGTACCCTCCGCACAGTCTACACCAGCGTAAAGTCTCTTATATTTAATAGATTTTATAAGCTCCTTATGCTCGTAAGGATCTCTAAACTCTGTAACTCTCCACTCTTCTAGCTTATCTAGCGGTATCTGTAGGCTAGTATCTGTCTTAACGTGGCTAAAGACCGCTCCCTCTTTAGTGATAAAACACGTCCTATCGTCTTCGGGGTATTCCTGATAGAAGTACTCTTTACGACTAGCTATCTTTACCCTACGCCATTTAATCATACCAGCAGTTACCTCACAGTCGTACTCTTCGTAGGCTTTCTTTATAAGTGCGATCTCGTCGTCTGTAAGAGTGTTTATAACTTCCTCCTCTGTGAGTAAAGCCTGCTCTTGAGCTATACCTGATAGTCCGTCTATCTCTTCCGGCGTTAAGTTCTCGTAAGTATACTCCTGATCTATGTACCACGGGATAAAAATAGGATTGTAAGCATTTTTACCTTGCTTAGCTTCTATATACATTTGATATACCTTATCTCTTCCGTTAGGTGTAGTCTCTATATCTATTTCCCCGTGATCTCCGATAGCTTCCTCTACTCCGTTTAGGATAGTATCTATATTAGGGTAGAAGCTCGCCTCTGATAAGTGAGCATAGTTAAGCGTATCTCCACGCCCGAAAGCCTTTTGACCTGCCGTACCGATAAAGTAAGTAGATCCATTAGCAAAAGATAGCTTACTGGAGCTATCCTGATTAGGCTTAGTAGGTACTATCATAGTCTCTAGCGTATTAGTAGCTCTCTTAAATAGACGCTCTGTAGCCTCCTTTTCGTGAGATACGAGAGTACATTTAGTCTCTGCTGATAAGCATTTATCTACTGCTTTCTTTATGAGTAGCTCTGATAGTCCTTTCTGTCTAGCCTTTATTATTATATTCTTTTTTTTAGCCTTAGATAGATAGTAAGCCTGTGCGGGATTAGGGCAAAATGGTACTAGCTCCCCCCGTTTAGTCTTTACTCTATAATTAGCTTTTAGTATCTCTTTTAACTCTATCATATAGTCCTTTCTTAGGCTTATTACTCTCTTCGATCTCATTAGCTTTAGCCATATTCTCCGCCTGCATAGCTTTAAGCTCGTCATAGGATACTGTGGTATTTACTGTCTCTAGTCTCTCTGTAAACTCTCCGTCTTCCTTTTCTTTAGTCTTAAGCCACCACGTAGATAAAGCTATATCAGGTACTGCGTCTACTTCTTTAGCTATTCTGTCTACTATCTTTTTACCCTCGTATATATCCTCGACTATAATATCTCTACCCTCTATACGTCTTACTATATTCTTACGAGCTGTTAAATTGACTAGATTTTGCCAGCCCTTTACTTTTAATGCAAGCGTTGTGTCGTCTTGTAGCCACCTATTTACTGTACTAGGATCTATACCTGCGTATTTACAGGCTTTCGTAGTACTCATACCTAAACGGTAGTACTCTTCTAGTACTTTCATTACTTCCTCTTTATCAAAAGCTATACCTTGTGCCATTTTATTATATAAAAATTATTTTTAATTTGTTTTATTATCGACCATTTTAGCTCGCCTCTCTTCCTCTTCGTGCTTTTCTCTGTGAGCTTTTAAAGCCTCGAAAGGATCGTTAAGCTCGCTACCTATTATATGTTTACAGCTAGAGCATAACACGAAAAATTGTTTATGCTGACATTTCGCCATTTCTCGTCTGTGTTGCCTCTCTATCTTAGGCATTACTTCTCTCTCGTAGTATTTGTTATCCACTGGGTTAAAGTCCTCGTCTTCGTCCCACATATTTTTAATTAAAGTTATCTACTCTATCCTCGACCTCGTGTATAGAGTGTTTAATAAACATATCTAAGCCGGTAGCCATAGTTAAAAAGATACTTACGAAAATAAAAACCACCCCCACTGAATTAGCGAGGGTAGTTTCGTGTAGGCTGGATATAAATATATAAGCTACTGGAGTACCGAAGAGAGCTAGACCTACGTTAGCTAACAATAGTTTTTTTATATAAGCTTTAGTAGATACGGATCTCATACTTATATTTTATCATTTTTTATGATAATACAATAGATACGAGAGCTATAAAACTGTGGATAACTTTACAAAATGATTATATATTTTTTAATGCTCTGCGTATCTCTTCGCATAGCTCGTCTACTCCTTTGTTATACGCTCCTTTAGGATTATCCATACTAGGCTTTAGTATCTCTCTAGTGTTTTCTTTACTCCCGAACTTTCGTATATAAAGTTTCATAGCACAGTGTGCAACTATATCGCTTAAAACTTCTTTTGCGTCTTCACTCATATTTTTTTATTACTTGCATTAGCTCCGGCGGTATTGTCATACCTCTATCGGAGTGATATTTTTTAATGTATTCGACCCTTTCTTTATTTGTAGTTATGATAGCTGATCCGTAAGATTTATTTATTACATCTCTGCGAGTTATCGTTATATATTGCCCGCCTATTCTTTTTTTAGGCTTACTAGGATCGTGATACTCTTTAGGATATTGTCTATAAAGCTCTTTACTTACCTCTTCTTTATCCTCTGCTGTAAACTCTAGCTCTTTTTTAGGTATTTGTTTTAGCTCGTAGTATATGATCTCTTTACTCGTAGGATAGTAGCCAAAAAACTTGCGTAAGTAGGTACTGATTTCCTTTTTAGTCATAGATTTATACGCCCCAGTCGTATTTTATGTCTTTATCCTCCTCTATAATTTGTATATTACCAGTAGAATAGTAAGCGTACGGAGTGATATTAGGTACTTCTATAGTTTTACCTATAAAAGACTTAAGCCATTTACTAAAGTTTTTATTAAACTTATCTACATCGTCCGATTTTATACTCTCGGGCATTTCTAAGCCCCCGTCTGTATAAATATCTACACTGAATACTCGCCCGTCCTCTCTCTCTAAGTCGAAGCGTGTATCATCATACCCGCACTGTTTTAGTACTTTATATCTCATACTAGTTACTTCTTATAGCTGATAATAAACGGCTAGCCTCTCTCTTAGAGTTTATATCGTTAGACTTAGCTATCTCTAGCTCTAAGTCTTCCGCCTCTGCTATGAGATCTGATAGATCCTCCATAATACTATTATGCCCTCGACCTGATACTCCGCTATAATATCTCTCTCTTCTTATAGTATCTTTAATCTCTCTCATACGAGCGAGTTTTTTATTATTAGCTCTGCGTACGATTACTAAAGCTATAGGAGCTAGTAAGATACCTAAAAAGATACATAAAATTAAAAATGCTATCATATTATTTATTTTCTTTAAGTTGTACTGTAGTCCCGTGATCGGTTACGTGTACGTGTTTTTTAATTACTAAGTTATAAAGCCACTCCGGTATATACCACGCTCTAGGCTTTATATATACCTCTAGTCTAGTCTGTACTTGTATAGAGTGCTGTTTAGCTACGTCTGACATTAGATTATCTATAAGATTTAGAGTATCGTTAAGCTCCTCTGATATTTCCGGTAGCTCTACTCCTAGCTGTACTTTCTCTCTATGTAACTCCTCACAGCCCCCGTCGCATACTGTCTTAGATTTAAGATTTTCCTTAAATGTTTTTATGTAAGGATCTGATAAGTGCCTAGTATTCTCTGCTGTACTCATAGCCTCCTCTACTGCCTCTTTTATACAGTTAGTAGGCTTGTGCATACGTTTATGAGACGCTAGACCTCTGTTAGTAGTAAAAGATTTTTTACATTCTTTATTTTCGCATTTATATTTTGCCATAGTTTTATTTAGTTATATTTTTATAATTGTCCTGTAAAATTAGGATATGTAGCTTTAATAAAATGCTCTTTTATTTTCCTAGCTATAGCTACCTGTAGACTAGGGAGATATTTACCCTGTACGTTTTGAAAGTCTGCTCTGATACGTTTTATAGTATCCTCTCTCGGCATTTCCATAACGTCCTTTAGTAAAATAGCTTTACCGTTCTCTGTCTCGATTATACGAGACGGATAGTAAGTACTCCATACCATTAAAGTAAGGTACTGATCGCTATCTCTAGCTTTCGGTACTTGCTGTAAGATTGTCTCTACCTGTTGAGTTATTGTCATAACTATAAGATAGCTCTTAAGATACTAGCTGTTATCGACCCTAAGTAGTACATATCTCCGGCTGGAGATTGACCCGATAGTATCCACGCTACGAAGCCTAGAAAGTCTATGGCTAAGATCATAGCGATTACTGATAAGATTAGTTGTGTGATTTGTTTTAACATAGTGATTTTTATTTTAGATAAGTTGTAAAGTCTTGTAAAAATGTTTTGAAGTTTTGCATAGTTACATTTTCGGGGCGTACAGATAATATATTTAAGTAAAGCTCTGCGTCTTCTTTAAGATATTCTAGGAGCTTAGCTTTAAACTCTTCCCTAGTTATCATAATGTCGTACGCCGTCCACTCGAAGTCTATATCCTCTACCCTGTTATATCCTGTATCTGCGTCGGAGTAGCTGTTATCTCTGTAGTGAAAGTCTGTAGGCTTGTAGATATTCCCCTCTGCGTCTATTTGTAAGTCTTGAACATAAAACTCTATCTCTAGACCTTGCTTTTCTACAGTCCACGATCCTAGTAGCTCTCCTAGTAGCTCCCAGTCAGAGATTATGCTGTACTCTGCGTCTGATAATTTTTTTAGATCTATTTTTTGCATATATTTTTTTTACTCATAATCGCCTTGTTATCGGCTTGTATCTATTATAGCGTATCTACAATACAATAGCAAGCTCTAGCCTGTGGATAACTTAGAGGCTCTCTTTTTTAAAGTCTCTCTATAGCACTCTCTACTACAGTACCTTTTAGGTTTAATCCTTTCCCTCTCATCTTTTCTGATTCTATCTTCAATTCTTTTTGATACTTCATATTGTTGGGTTAAAAAATCATAAGCTTCTTCTCTACCTAACTCATAGGCTTCTTGTAGTTTGGA